CAATAAAAAACCCGCCAAGGCGGGTTTGAATTCTGTTCACAATTAATTGCAAGTTGAAGATGCGTGAGAGCTATCGGCATAAGTATCACAGCGGGACTCACCTTTAATTGTTGTTGCTCTGATTGCACCATCTGGTTCTGTATAGACATCTGTATGAACTTTACCATCTTTTTTAAATTGTTCATATTGGCGCTCCTTCGCCATATAAAAGTCTTTATAAACCCTCTCTGTCTCTTTCATCCTCTCTATTTCAGCAAGCCTATTTTCTTCTGCAATTTGTTCATGAGTGGTCATGTAACAGGAAAAAACCAGCGAACTACCGTCATCCTTTATGAATCGCGCTCTAGTGAGGTAACCATCTGAACCACTACCTGTACGACAAGTATTTACAGCAGCCTCTTGAGCCCCATCCTTATCAATAGTGGACCGAACATATGCGTGACCTTCATATTTATAATCAACAGAACTTGTGGAAACTATTGCTTTGCAACCAGAAATTAAAAGCATTGATAATAAAACTATGTTTCTCATACCCTCCCCCAATAAATTAACAAGATGTTATTACGCATGGTAACAGAGGGTCTCGGTACGTTGCAAAATTACATCATCAATTCTTTACGCCGGATGATTTTCACCGTGCGATCTTTGAAATAGCCTCCATATGGCACTCGTTGGCTTAATTGGCCGTATAGATGGTGAAGCAACATGTTATCACCCTGCAAGATCCCCGCGTGGTTTGGTACCGGCGCTGAAAGCTGCATAATCACCATGTCGCCAGCCTGTGGAGCCCCATCGAACTCACGGAAGCCGCAGTCGTGCCAGTTGTCCATGTAGAGGTTTTCTCCTTCTTCCCACCAATGGCGCTCAACACTGTAATTCGGCAGAATTAGGCCGTGCTCTTGCCGGTAATAATCCATAATTAGCGACCAGCAATCGGCATGCCCGAGCACAAACTGGCGCCCCACCAGCGGGCGATCGCCGCGCGGGTAGATCGTTCGAATGTCGCCCTCAGGCCATGACGCAATTACGAACGGCAGCTCATTCACATCGCACTGCAGCTGGTCAAGCTCGCTCGGCTGCGTGGTGGCACCGTCACCGGGGTGGCTATGCACGATGGCANCCACCTCCCCCCAGTCCTCAGCCGCAGCATAGCCAGCGGGATCCAATTCGAAATGCTCTGCCGGCTCAGCTGACCGGTTCCGGCAGGGGAAGTAACGCTCAATACGCCCGCGTTGCACCAGCACGCCGCAGCACTCGTTCGGGAATTCACGCTGCGCATGCGCCAGAATGGCATCGATTGTTTTCTGCCGCATGATTATCTCCTGATCAATGACGAACCGGGGAAACCACCGAAGTCCAGCTCGTTGTTTTCACCAAAGCGCTTTTTACAGTCCGCCAGTAGGCCGGAGCATTCATCCTTGGCAGGGTCATCCGTTGGCTTGCCATCTTTATCAAACCAGCCGTTCTGGCCAGCATAGGCGCACCCATCGCCGGTTTTGTACTGCCCGCGCATGCACCAGGTGCAAAGTGCCGTGATCTGCCGCGTGGGAATGCGCAACCCCTGCAGATCCATCGGGCTCGACAGTGTGAACTCTACGGCTTCGTTATCCTCTCCGCTTTTGCTGTCGATGTAGAAAACCTGCTTAAATTCCTGCTCCGGGTCGGCTTGCGGATTACCGTCCGGAAAATTGCGCGCGTCCAGATAGTGCACAAAGGTATCGTGGATCGTCACCTTTGCCTGAACCATGTCATCGAAACGAAGACATAGCGCGGTGATAAGTGCATCAATATTCGACACGGTTAATTTTGGCTGCGCCGATGTCCCATCGCTGGCAGATTCCAGCCCGGTAATTTCATAGGGGTAAGCGCCGTATTCCTTGCCCTGCCACCATACGGTTTTAGGCTGGAGCTTTGTTTCGTCACCCGCGGCCTTGTCGATTTCGGCCGACGTATGCGGGATGGTTTCTTTATGGAACCGCAAAACGTCGGCGCCAAAGGCAGTGCCGTCTACCTCGATGAAACGGACGCGTTTCCCGGGCTCCAGTTTCTGCACGTCATTGGTGATCGCCACCTTCCCTCCTACGGCGCATAGGCCTGTTCAAACGTTGCTGAAATGGACACAGCCGGACCGCCAACCGGAACCACCCGGATAGAGTCAGCCGCAACGCGATATAGCCCCTTCTCGCCAAGCGGCGGCGTCCAGATAAACGACTTAGTCGTATGCCGGCGCACGAACGCCAGCAAGGGCTGCATGTCGCTTTTGTTGCCGCTGAACGACAACGGCCAGCTTTGGGTTTCCGGATTGATGCCATCGCCGGACACCTGCTTATAGCCGTCGCCAAACTGCGCTGAGCGCACTCTCTGGTTTAGGCTCCCTTCTGGTTGCCCCTGAACTCGCCAGGTGAATGTTTCGATCGTCATATTTTCTCCAGGCATAAAAAAACCCACCAGTTGGTGGGTTTTAACGATGAGAGAATTACCACAAAGCATCCCCATAACTGAGGCTCTGTTTATGGTTTCACGCCATATTTATTTTTGAATTTTGCTTCCATCTTCTCGCATGTGCCAGCAATAAAGCGCTTGGCGCCTTCATCAAGTGATTTGCGGTCATGTTCCTCCCAGCAAAGCTTTATTGCATCACGTGCCTGTGATTTTTCTTTCGCTTCAGGGGACATTGAGCTGCCATCGCCTACCGCGATTGCAACAATTATAACTACCAAGATAGCGGCAAAAATAAGTATTAATTTCATATCAGCGTCCTGCATTATAAAGTGGCAATATATTATCACCACCTGTAATTACTTCAATGTAATCAACGCTGATTTTGAGCGATCCATATCTGCCCGCCTGGCTTAAGTTCTCTCGCAATACCGTCCCTGACTGATGAATCGATTGTTTGCTGGAAAGCCTTTGCCACAGCAGCATTATTGCTAGTCTGACCCTGTGCCTGCCCTTGCTGATTGATAGACACAGGCACATTGATCATTAATGGTGAAGACTCGGCGCTCCGCAAACCATGCATTGGAGCCGAAGCTTTGACGCTGCTATTACCGACATAACCACCATTCGCATATCCTTGCGCACTTCGCATCATGCCGTAAAGATTGCCAACGCCAATATTGCGCGTCGCCTCTTTGGTGAACACGAATTCACCGCCGTGCACGATGCCTTTCGGCTCGTACTTGCCGCCGTCGCCGGTATACCCGCCGTCGTAATGCAACCCCATTGGAACTGCGCCGGGGTTATTGCCGCCAGATGGCGCACTGAGCGAGCTACCAATCCACCCCATAGCCGCCTGAACGGCGTAAGCCACCAACAATTTGTTGATGATCTCGACGATCATTTTCAAAATTGAAGCGGTGAATTCCTTGAATGAGGCTTTCCCGGTTGTGACGAGACTGGTCAGCATGTCAGAAATACCACCAAGCGCACTCTGCGCCACGCTGGAAACTGATCCGTAGACGTTCTCTGCGGCTTGCTGGTATTCATTCAGACCGTTGATAGCGCCGGCGCGCCAATTTTTATCCAGTGCATCACGCTGCTTGTACGTTTCCTCCAATGCCGCCAAGGCGTCTTTTTGGGCGGTAGGGTTTTCTGCATACTCGGTAGTGATCCGGTCTCTTTCGGATTGCCGCTGGGAATCGCGGGAAGTACCACCTTTGGCGAGAAAAGCAATCTCGGCACGTTTCGCTTGCTGCTGCCGATCAAACTTCTGCGAGGCATCCAACAGCTTGTTAAGCCGCTCCTGCTGGGCGACTTCATCCCCTTTGATTGCCAAGGCTTCCTTGTTTGCCAATATCGAGTTTTTATTCGCAAGGTAGGACTGTTCTTGAGCTGTCAACTTCCGCTTATCGGCTGCCTGCTCCAGTACGGCAAATTTCGCCTGCTCAGCCCACAAATCCTTGCGCTGCTGGCTGATGGTGTCATTGATGCTGCGGTGGTCCTGCAGCACTTTGAGTTGCGCCTGGAGCGCCAACAAATCGGCCTGCGCTTTTTCGTCGGCACGATCACCGGCCGGCGCCGTGTACTGGCGCCCTTTCGGTGTTTTTGGGTCTTTATATTTTTCAGCAATACCAGCTCGCGCTTTGGCTATCTGCGCCTCCGTAAATAACTGGACGCTGGCATCCTTTTCGTGTGCCTTACGATTCGCCTCGATCGCCTTGTTAAGCTCCCATTCCTCGCGGGTGCGCTTTTCTGCCTGAGTTTGCCCCCATTCCACCAGCCGGTTCATTGTCTGCTGGGACTTGATAGCATCCTCATCGACCTTGCGCTGATTTTCTTTCTCCGCCGTCACCTTTTTGATGCCAGCGATTTCAGCCTCAGACTCGCGGATAATGTCAGTATATTTTTGTGGTACGGCTTTACCTTGCAATTCAAGGCGTCGGGCCATTTCTTGGGCAGACTTTAGGCGCAACTCCGCCGCCGCCATCTGCTCCGCTTGGGACGGATCACGGCCAATGCTCATGATCTCATCCCACATCTTTTTCGCAGCCATCGCTATGCTGTCAAAAAGGCGCGGCAGCGTTCCCATGCTCTCCTTAATTTCCTGCGCGCGGCTATCCATTGAACCGCTGAGCGCATCCGTGGCTATCCTAACAGCATCAGTTTGCTTCCCCTGATCAACAAGCGCCGAAATCTGTTGATATGTTGCCGCCGTCAGGAAATGATATTTTTTATTGAGCGCCTCAATACCACCGCGGGGATCGTCGGAAAGCTGTGCAAACTGATCTACCAGTGAATCGATGCTTTCACCGCTATAGCGGGAATAATTGACTATTGCTTCCCCACTACGACGGAAATCAACAGCTGAAGATACCGATTTGGCCGCCAGCTTTGTCACCGCTTCAGCTGCGTCGCTATAGTTCCCGGTAGCCTGTCCAATGTTATACGCGAGGTTTTTCAGGCTGGCGGAACTCTGGCCGGAAACGCCGCCAGTCGTGATCACCGCTTTGTTGAATGCCTGGCTTTGTTGTTCTGCTACGTCGTACACATGGTATAAGCCATACAGCGCCGCAGTAATGCCGCCAAGCACTCCGCCCACCGCCAGTATCTGCGGTGACATAAGCTGCTCGAGCAACCCAGAACGATTCGCCAGGGTGATGCTGGAGCCGCGCAAGGCGCCCAGGTTACCGCGCGCCAGCTCTCCGAGCATAACGCCCAGCTCCCGGCGGGCGGCCGACGTCTGCAAACTGAATTTATGCGTGGCGTCGCCAGCGGTGGACAGCTTTTTGATGTAGATGTCCGCTGCGGAACCAACGCCCAACTGCGCGGCGCGGTAGCGCAGCAGCTCTTCCCGCGAAAGGCTCTGCGTCGCCACCTGGTCTTTCAGCTTTTGGATGAAGATCGATTTGGCAGCCGCCGATGCCTCTTCAGCTTTGGTCAGCTCGCGCATTTTATCCGCAGCGTGGCTGGTAAGCGTCAGGTAGTCGTTTTGCGTGATGTTGCCGGCGGCGCGGGCGGCGCGCACCTGCGACTGAATGGCGCGCAATTCCTGCGTGCCGGTGCCGAGCTGCTTGATCCGGTCAATCTGGCGGAAGTAGGATTCGGTCAGCTGGTCCTGCGCCCGGCCGGATGCCGTCGCCGTGGTCTGGCTCTCGCGCAGGCGGCGGCTGTATTCCGCTACCCGCTTGTGCGTTTCCTCGACCTCGTGCGCCACCTCTTTCGATACTTTGGCCGTCTCTTTGCCCGAGGCATTGAAACCGTCAGCCGCGCCGGCGGCGCCTGCAGCAGTTTTCTGGAATTTATCCAGTTCGCTGTTGCCGCGCTGCAGGTCTCCGGTATCGACGCGCAGGGAGATCGATGCAATGTCTGTCATGCGGGGCTCCGTGCAGTAAAAAGCCCGCGCGGCGGGCCATTATTTTTTATGGATGGTGGCAAGCGCAGCGGCTTCCATCACCCTGATATCCGTTAACGCGGTTGCCTCATCGTCGACGCCGTGCAATTTCATCACCCAGGGCAGGCAGTTGTAATCCAACCCGGTGACGCCGCCCATACCGGTACGCCATTGCGTCGCCATTGCCCGGAACACCTCGAACACTGGCCACACGTCGGGGAGCACGTCGATCGGCTCCCCTTCGACGTCCTCGGGCGTTAACCCAAATGCGGCCAGTTCTTCCGGCGACGGGTCAGGCGTATAGAACGCCGAGGCAACCGCTGTTAGTTTTTTTCTCGGATCGCCATCAGCTCGCGGGTGTAGGTCATGGCGATAGAGTCGAACGCACGCGGGTAGTTTTCCAGCAGCACCAGCACGTTCTCACTGTTGAACTCGTCAGGCAGCGCCCAGCCCGCGGCGATTTCCTCGATGAATGCCACCATCGGCGCGCTGCCGTGGCTGCCGGCCTCGATCTGCTTTTCCGTTGCCTCACGCAGGGTGTTCTCCAGCGCTTCCAGCTGGCTGCGGGTCTTATGCTTGAACGTGAACGTCAGCACGCCATCTTCTGCGCCGGCGCGCGGGATTGTGACGTCTTTTTTAAACGTCGAATTTGGGGCCAGGGTAAATTTTGCTGTCATGTCGGAACCTGCGAAAGAATGGGGCTTGCGCCCCGAGGGTTAAAATTACTTGTCCTTGTAGAACGTCATGGTGCGGGACTGTACCGCGATCGATACCTGCACCGTTTCCACCTGGTTCACGGCCGTTGCCGGCTGTGGGTCAAAGGATGGCGTGCCGGACCAGTAACGGGTTTCTTTTGCCGTCGGCACGTACATGTAAAACGGCAGAATATCGCCAACGCGATCGGCAGCGGTCAGGACGTCATAAATCGGCAACGTTGAATCATGCGCAAAGGTAAACGTCTGGGTCTTGGCTGCCTTGTACGTCGCCAGGTTGCGCTGGCGGTCGTCCTCAAGAAACTGGATCTGCACGTACTGCTGATCGCCGCCAGACGCCCCCACTTCAGTGATTTGTGGGATCTGCGTCCATTCGGTGATTTTGATANCCCGCCGGGAAAAATTTGGTATTCGACGTATCCAGTGCACCGATCGTCACCGCCGTTGCCGTCGCCGCTGTCACTTTGGCGACCAGGTTGTCGATGTTTCCCCAGCCTGATTTGATGAGCACAATGTCATCGGCGGCCAGGGTGCCATTTGCCACGGTAAACACCGCGCCCTTGGCGTTACTAACCGCTGACGTTGGCAGCGCTGCCGCCATCTTGGAACCAGCGAAAACCGTGGCGCCGTTTGGTAAGTTAAAAGCCATAGTGGATTCTCCAATTTTGGGCATAAAAAAACCGCCGCGGCGGTCAGAGTGTGATGAGGTGAGCGCGATAGCTCATGCTGACGGGGATGGAATAGCGGGTGTCCGACGTGATGCCACGGTAAACCGTCGGCGGCGTGCTGATGTAGCAGGTGAGCCCCCCATCGCTGAGCGCAAGGCCAACAGGGAACAAAGCGGCCACCCCATCGGCCAGCGCGCGGGCGCCATTGACGCTGACGCCTTCGCCGGCCTTCGCCACGACGTTGATCTGCCAGACGCCCGGCAGCACCTGCAGCTTTTCAGCCAGGTCGATCGTCGTCGTGGTCGCCGGCATCGCGTAGGCCTGAAGATAGAGCGTATCCGGCGGGTTTTCCGAGATATTCTCCCACACCACAGGCACGCCTTTAGCATCTGCCCATTCACCCAGGCGCGCTTCGAGCAGTTCGGCAACTCGGGTATGACTCACGATTTCACCTCCGATACGGCTGCCTGGAAATGACGCTGGAAATCGGCAGCGGTGATCCGCACCATGCCGCCAGGCGCCTGCGACGAGTGACCAAACTCCAGCGGGTAGGCATAGGGAACGTTATTCGTGAAGTACACCGCCTGCATGCCGACACGAAAACGCTCGATCACCAGCGTGCCGGCGGCCAGCGTTTTACCGCCCGATTTATCCACCTGGCCGGTTTCACCCTGCGGCGCCGCATCCAACCCCACCTGCCAGTTGCCGCGGAACCGGCCGCCGGTATAACCGGCCGGCGCCTTGATATCCATGCTGTCGGATACCTTCGCGCGCTTTTTCAGGCGCCCGGTCGGTGTCAGATTGGCCGGATCGTTGCGCTGCGCATCGTTGTGTTCTGCGACCGCGTCGTTATAGGCTTTGGCGGTGGCGTTCACCTCCCACAATTCGGGATTGCCAACGGGCGACATCTGAACCAGTTGCGTTAGGATACGGATCCCCGTTGCGCGGACTACCTGCGCCTGATTGGCCTTTGCCTTGTCCACGAAGGCAGTGATCGCCTGCATGAACGCGTCGTTTTCTGCCATGTCATGCCCTCAGCTGTGCGCGGTAGCAGATCAGCACCGCTGCCGGCTTAACCGGATGCGGATGAACCACGCGATATTTTTTCCCGTCAATCTCAATGCGGTCATCGATACGGATTTCCGTCTGGTAGGTTGCTACCAACAGCACATCGCCGTTCTGAATCAGCGTGCCGTCAATTTCTCCCGGCTTGTATTCCGTCACAACGCCGATCACGTCCGCCTTTTCGTCGGGTAATTGCACCTCTTTCCCATTCACCCGCGTCACTTTCCCGCCGCGGCTGAGCACGCGCTTTTGCCCGTTCTCGGTAAGCAACCGTGTGGCGGTGGCGCGCATCCGGGTATAGTTGATCGCCATACTCAGCCCCTCACGACTCGCACCTGATTCATTGCACCGACAAAGCCTCGTAGCAAACCGGTCAGCCATGGGAACGTTGGCACCGAATTTGATGTGCCAGGAGCATAACTGACACTAACCGCGCCAGAGACGGCCTCCTGCACCACCTCAGCACCACCGTTAAAACTCGGGGTCAGATCGGTTTCCTGAGCCTCAACAGCCAAGTGGCACTGCGCCAGGATAATCTGGCTCGGGATTTTATCATTAGCCAGCAGAACACCATCCACAACCACGCCAGAGCGCGGCCACGGCAGCATCTGATCCGGCGATGAACGTGAACCGCGCCAGCTTTGCCCGGCCAGGTAGTCCATCGCCTGCATCAACAGCGTTTCGCATTCGCTGTCATCGTCCGGCAACGAATAGCCGCGCGTCGTAGCAAAGTCACGAGCATTCTGCACGCTGGCGTAACTGTTAAAACCCGGCGACGTGGGATCCGTAATTAACATGGCTCACCCCCGGACAGTCCAACCGGATGATTTCCAGTTTTCCACCTCAGAAGGATGTACGTCAGCAACCGTTGGTGCGCCGGGAAAAGCAGGGTAATCAGTAACCATAGACACCAATTCTATCTGCTGCTCCTGCTGCTCCTGCTGCTCCTGCTGCTCAGGATTATTTATGTTCGCCTGCTCAGCAGCAAGCTTTTCTGCGATACGCAACGCACGTTGTTCTTTCGTTAATCCAGCCATATATCCTCCGAGAAAAGGGGCCGTAGCCCCTCACAATATCGTTGTCTTAACCCAACAGCGTTACGGCATGCGCCGGTTTAATGGAGGCGACACCCCAAGCCAAACCGACCTCATAGCGCACCTGACGGTACTGGCGATACAGCGCCACCTGGAAGGTGATGCCGGATACCGGATCGGTAACGTTCATCACATCATCAGCGGTATCGCCCCCCTCTGGCATTGCCGGTGTGCGCGCTGCCAACAGGAACGCGTTACGATCAAATGCCATATTCGCGGTAAAACCACCGATAACGGTGATTTTTGCATCATCCGCCAGATCCTGACGCAGGCCAGGCGCTGCCAGAGTGATCGTTGTCGCAGTGGCTGCTGCAATCATGTACTGGTTTTCATCGCCGTCGAACGTCACCAACTGACCGGCAGAAATGCTCCCAGTGCCGGTGTCGATGGCGATGATAATGTCGCCTTCTTTCTTGGCGCCATTAACCAGATAACCCGCAGCGGCAGCAGCCCCCACTCGAGCTACGCCGGCAGACTCGTGGATATTGAACCCTTCCAGTCGACCGATAACGCCCTCACGCAAGAGCTGCTCAGTACCCGATTCATTCACCTTGAACAGCACCGACTGTTTACCACGCAGATTTGTCGTCGCGGAGGAACCAAGAACCATTTGAAGGTCAGTTGTTGGTGAACCATTATCCGACAATACCTGTCGGGCCAACGCCGCATCAGATAGGTCTTCTTTCACACCGAATGGCGCCTTCCCAGCAGTACCAACGGCGCGCGAGGTACCGTAGTAGAGGGCGCCTAAGTCAGCATCAACTTCATTTGCCAGCGCGCGGAACGCCTGTTTGAACTGGTCAGCCAGAATGGTGTTGTAGGTGCCCGCCGGGCCGAGCGCCAGCTGCTCTTCGCCGTTCCATTGAACCGGAGCCATTTTTGACTTGGTAATTTTCACATCGACGCTGCCAATAGCCTGCTGACCATTGCCTGGAGCTGTAGCACCTGGCTCGATATCAAGCGTTTTAGCAACAGGTGCAACTGGCGCGGTGACAGTCTGGTCCTTGGCTGCCTGATCTGCCTTCGTGTTACGTGCCACTGCGGGAATAAAACCGACCTGCTCGCGTGAAACAACGTCCAGAGCGGTATAGATAGTCGGGATCAACCCGGTAAGAGTATTTCCAGCCATGATTTATGGTTTCCTTGAATATTT